GGGAACAAACTCTCAAGCAAATCACAGATTGGGATACAGGTTGTGCTGTTGCAGCTCACGCAGAAAAGATGCGACTTGAACGAATTCGTGTCATCTGTGATGATGAAGAAACCCCAGCAGATATCCGCGATGTCTTTCTGATGATTTTGCCCCAAGAAGAGTTTCATGAAAAAGCATTCCGGTCTTTTACAACTGATGATGCTATGGCTAGAACATTAGAGGGACATTTGGCTGGACTTAATGAGTTGGGATTAAAACCATGAAAATTATTTGGATTATTTTATCATCTATCTTTTTTTTGATATTTCTATTACTTATTATTCTTTTTCCAATATTGCGGTCACTGTCCCTAGAATATTTTTCAAAATTTAAAGAAGAATTATTGTGGGTACATACTATGTCTTTTATTTCTATAGTCACTGGATTTGTTATTTCTATTTGTGTATTATTCGCTTCTATTGGTAATTTGTGCGAGTCTGAAAATACAAAAAGTAATACATATTAATAGGAAATATAATGATATTAGTTTGTCAAGACAATAAAAAATTCCCCGAAAGTGGACAACTTATTTCCGCTGCCAAAGAGTTGGGGATTAAAGTATTTGATAGTCTTCCTATACCAAAATCTCTTTCCTTTAATCCAACAAAAGAGGAGGAAGAAGTATATAAAAGGACTTATGAAGACATCTATATAGTTTGCCAAGAGATAAATTATTTTATTTACGGTACTCGCCCATTCTTTCATAAGTCTAGAAAAAATTGGTCGGATATCTTTTGTGACCAAGAGCACATATATGATTATTCATTCCTCTATTCTATTGTTCCAGAACAGTTATTGTTTAATCCACAAATAGAATTCTCAACATCTATTGGATTAACAAGAGCAAAATTAGAGGATGAAAAATATTTTGTTCGTCCTAATGACGGCAATAAGTCCTTTACAGGACAAGTTTTAAGTAGGGCGATGATTAAGAATGGGCTTTTTAAATACTTCTTTATTAATAAATACGAGATGCTTGCTTATGCAAAAGCCAAAGTAGAACCTGAAGAAGAATGGAGATTTTTCTGTTTAAATATGGGCGATAGCAATACGCCTAAAGTAGATATGCTATGGTGTCGATATTGGGATTCTAGCGGCAAATATGAAATAGCGGAGCCGCCTGAAGGAATGCCTGGATTAGTTGAAATTGTAGCTAAGGAACTATTTAGACAAACCTTCACTCAATCTGTTGTTATTGATATGGCTTATTCTAAGGATACTGGAAGTAAGGTATTGGAGTTTAATTCTTGGAATTCATCCTCTTTTTATACTATTCCTCCAAAAGATATTTTAAATGCCATTCTAAAATTTCTAGAAAATAGAGGGTTTTAAAAAATAGTGAAAATCAGCACTTTGATAATTTTTCTGGTCGTATGCTCGTTTCCGATTGTATATCAATACGCTGCGGAACAAATGCCAGATTACGCAACTTCGCTGTGGCTTACATTTATTTTTTCTGCCTCCTGTTTGATAACTTTCGGAATTTCTGAAAGACCTCCTTGTCGTTGACGGTCGGCAGGGTTATAATAAGGCAAATAAATCAAACAACCCTGACTTCGAATAGAAACTGAGTCTGATATCAACTTAGACACAAACATCGAAGCACGTTTTTACTCGCTTTTGTTGAAAAGTAGTTCTATACTATAGTTTAATTGGCAAAACCCCACACGTGATGAGGTGGTGTTCTACGTTCGAATCGTAGTAGTATAGATAACCGAATGCTAAAAAGATTACATTTTTTTGCTTAAGAAATCGTTTGTAAATGTGTTTCCAAATCTGGATGATGAGTTTCAGCGTGACAATTCGCACAAAGTAATAAGCATTTATCTAATTCAAGATGTAGTTTGTCTTTTGTCTTTGCAACTCTAACATCAGAAATTAAAAAATCTTTTTTAGCAGGGTCGGTATGATGGAATTCAAGTGCTGCATAATTTTTATTATAACCGCACTTTTGACACTTTTCACCTTTGTATTTAACACAATATTTTTTTGTTTCTAATTTTGATAATCGCATTTTTTCACTAGTACACTTTTTACAATATAGTGAAAATTTTCCATTGTTGTTAACATAACAGTTTTTAATATTTTTTTGAACCCCACATACAACACATTCATTGTTCCCATTAATTTGAATTTTATTAAATTTGGCCTTTTTCTTTTTTTTACATTCTTTGCAATATATCTGATTGGTACAAATTTTTTGTTCACACAATTTACACTTTTTAGTTTTTTCCTTTTTAGGATATAATTTATTATTGTAAATTGCAGAACATGACTTAGAACAAAACGATGGATTTGTAGTTTCTTTACTACATTGTTTACATTTCATTAAATATTCCCTAAAATAGTGTAATCTGTTATTAAATGTTAATATATTATACACTTTCGAAAAATTTGTACATCAATTATTCTTTTTTCGATTCCTCGCTCTCACTTAGGTGAGATGTGTTGTAATGGTAGCACTAAAACAATCTTTTTAATTTTGTCGGTTTTTTATTCTCGCTAGTTTAAATGGTAAAACATCTCTAGTCAAATAGAGATATCGAATTTTCAAAGATTCGGCGGGAGCTTTACGAATGCAGTATCAATTACATTATCTGAAGCCGTATTGATACAATAACTTGTCGTAATTTTAAGTCTGCCGCCATAGTTTACTGGCGGTAATTATTGTGGAGTGATAGTAAAAGTAACTTAGCAGTTTCATAAGCTGCGTATATGGGTGCAAATCCCATCTCCACAACTGTATTATTAAATGCTTTTAACGATTACATTTCTTTTTGGTAGATTAAAACGTCGTTATACTTTTTGTCAATAATACTTTAAACTTTTAGGAAAGGAATAAAATAATGGTAAGTTTAAGTTTAGCTAAGGCTCTTAAAGTTAAGAAACGATTGATTGGGCGATTATCAAAAGTAAGTGTTGATATTGGTAGGAACAATTCAATTGTGGCTGGTTCAAAACAAATTGACGTATTAGCCTTAAGTATGTTGCGTGAAAAATTAATTGACGCTTTAATTGAATTGAAGATATCAATATATAAAGGAAATTTTGATATTCAAGACAAGTTGTTTTTGTTATCAGAAACTAAATCTGATATTACATTTTACTCTTCTTTAAATACAAAAGAAGGACAAGAACAACATAGTTATCAAAATACACCTGTGATATATACAGCCTCGATTACAAAAGAGGAAGTAGATATTTTAGTAAAAAACTTAGAAAATAAAGTTGATAACTTACAAGAAGAAATTGACCAGTATAATTATACTAGGAAAATTCAAGTAAGTCAGAGTGTACTAGATTTAGCTTCATAAGCAATGATATTTATCATCCAAAATAAATGAATGGAACTAAGAAAAACTATTGGGCGACCAATAGAACCAAGTGTCGATTATATCGAAACTAACTTATTATCCGATAAAGATGCTGAATTTAAGCGTTAATACTTTTTGAAATTAAATCTTAAGCTCTAATCTTTAAACCTTTCGTTCTTATCTTCTTTTTATTTATTTTGGATTTTTCTCGCAGTAAGTTAGGTTGGAAAACGGAAGAAAAAATGGTCAAAATAAAAACTTCATGTGTTCTCAAATCTGGTACAAACTGATAAATCGACCACAAGTATCTTTCAACGTCCGTTCGAATCGGACCTGCGAGTTTTAGACGAATACTGACTAAAGTACATTATTGTTAATTTTGACCTCTTTAGTCAATCTTGTCGTCTTTCAAATAAGTAATAAAAAATATCGAATGCTTTTTCAATGTTTTTGTTTTAAAATGGGCAAAAAATGATTAACGAGTATTTGAATGGACAGAACTAAGGGCGAATTTTATCTTACTCTTTCAGAAGAACAAAAAGAAATTCTAGAAAGAAAACATATCTATATCACATTTGCTTATACTGATTTAGTTAGAATCTATAAACATAATGTATTGATATGGGAAGCTTCTGGTTCTGAAAATGAACGATTAAGTAAATTAAAAGAGTGTATAAAATTTTTCTTTGAAAATGGATATATTCCAAATCAGGAAATTAAATATTAGGTCGGAGTTCCTTGACGGCGGACTGTAAATCCGTTGGCGATACAAAAAGTCAGGTGGATGCCTTAGAGGTTCGATTCCTTCTCTGACCAATCATGTATATGACACGCATTTATTGCAATTCGAGGCTGATTCTGCGACCTAAAGCGAAGGCGGTCAATAGACCATTTCAGTAAGCAAGTTCACGAAGCCTTCAGGTTAAAACTTGCGTGCAGGTATCATATCAATATCGGGTAGTAGTGTAATAGAGCACAGCGATTATATGCGTCGTTCGCCTTTTGTCCTTCGGGAATGCTAGAACGATTACATTTTGGGATTCGCTAGTCTGGTGCAAATCCAGCTATCCGACTTTATTTTTTTGTTTTTATTATAAGGATTAAAATGAGTTCATCTAATGTTGAAGTGTTTGTGAATGTTTTTACAAAGAATTCTTCTGAAGAAGAGGTAAAAAATCTAACACTAGAATTAAAATCGCTTGATGGAAATTGTTTTGGTTATGCTGGTAAGGTTACATATCCAGATGGTAAGGTAACTGAAGCCGCGTTTGGATGGTCTCCAACGCCTCCAGATGAAAAAGTGCAAGAGTTTTTACAAGAAGTTCGTTCTCTATTTTCTGGAACTGTTTTAGTTAATGGAGAAAATTTATGATTAATACTCACCAATTCTTAATCATTACTATGAGCTTTTTTGCTGTCTCTTTAGTCTATGGACTTATTTCTTCATATATTTTAAAGGTTTAAATATGTCAATAGCAAAAATTGCACAAACATTTGTAGACCAATTGATAAGTAAGGCTGGTTTATATTTATTGTACGAGTCAGAATTAGAAGTATTTATTGAAGATGTAGTTAGAAATGAAAATGGTGAATATATTGCATTACCATCTGACAAAATTTCTATTTACGGATGGATTAAATGTCCAAGCTTTAATTCAAGACTTTGTCATAGCTTAACATTAAATGAATTATCTCCATTAGATAATAGATTAGATAAAAGCGAATTTGCCGAATTACTTTCTTTAATTAACAAGTATTTTGATTATTCTGTAAAACAATTAATATTAAAATATCCAGAAATTGAACTTTTTATTAAGAATAGCAATACATGCTAACCAACAAAGAACTTGGTAACTTATATATTACACAGGCTAAATTTCGTAATTGGCCACAAATCGCTGGTATGATGACAGCGTGCCAAAAAGGTGAGAATATATTCAATCATCCTGCCATTATTAGTCGGTGTGATGAAGATGGGGAATTAGAGATTAGTGATGGTCATCATCGTTTGATGGCTAAATATTTGTCTGGCCAAAGTCTAGCCGATAGCGAGTACACCTTAGTTAGTGGTCCTCCTATTAGAAGTAGATATGGAAGAATAAAGGAATATAGGAATAAAAATGAACAAGACTCTGTTTAAAACTCAAAGTGTTAAATCAAAGAAATTAAATAGTGCAACTCCAAATGCTGCTGGTGGCGTTTCTTACGACCTAAGTGCAGAACAAGCCCTCTCTCAGTATGCTGTGACATGTTGTTTTGGTGGAACTTACTATGTTAATGCCACCGAACAAATACAAAAAGTGGGCGAGTTAGTTAAGAAAGTTCGGCCCGAACTAATCGCAAAAATTGCTGTATACTCAAGAGAGTCCGGCAATATGAAGGATATGCCTGCTTACCTCCTCGCTTATCTATTCTCAATTGGAGAGAATGAACTATTTACAAAAATCTTTAATCGGGTTATTGTAAATTCTAAGATGCTTTGTAATTTTGTACAAATTATTCGAAGCGGCGTATTAGGGCGTAAGTCATTTGGAACTGTTGGTAAGAATGCTATTCGTGCGTGGCTATTAGCACGTAGTCCTGAGCAATTGTTTAAGGATTCAGTGGGGCACTCTAAGCCATCTCTGGTTGATATTATTAAGATGGTACGCCCTAAGTTTCCCGATAGTCATCAAGATGTGACACGCTATTTGTTTGGACGTAAGTATTCAGTTGAGAATTTGCCCACACTAGTTCAAAATTTTGTGTCGCTCAAGAATGGTGGTCAGGCATCTCCAAAAGGTCTTGATTTCCGCCTTCTCTCTAATCTGACACTAGATACTGCTCAGTGGGGAGAAGTTGCTAAGGGTATGACTTGGAATGCTTTGCGAATGAATTTAAATAATTTGCAAAAGCATGGTGTTTTTAATACTTCTACTACTCTTGATATTGCTAAGAAATTGGCTAATAAAGAGAGTGTGAAAAAATATAATGCCTTCCCTTATCAGCTATTAAACACATACAAGAATATTGGAGCTGTACCCGATAAGATTAAAAACGCTATTGAACAGGCTCTAGAATTCGCAACCGAAAATGTGCCAAATATGGGCAAGGTTGCAGTTTGTATGGATGTTAGCGGTTCAATGAATTCTTCTGTAACTGGAGGTTATTCATATAGTGGTAATGGAGTTACATGTGTTGATGTGGCGGCTTTAGTTTCGTCATGTATTTTACGTACAGCGGATGAAACATTGGTATTACCATTTGATACTGAAGTAAAGCACATTACTGTCAACAAGTATGATTCAGTTTTAACTAATTCTCGTAAACTTACGATTAATGGTGGTGGAACTGATTGTGGTTGTGCTATGAAGCACTTAGTAAATACAGGATGGCAAGGTGACTTAGTTTTCTTTGTATCAGACAATATGAGTTGGGCTGATTTTCATGGTTCATATAGAACTAGTATGGCTGAAAATTGGCTAAAATTAAAGCGGGCTAATCCCAAATGTAAACTTGTGTTGTTGGATGTTACTCCAAATCATCAGAGTCAAATGTTTGAAGATAAGGATGTTTTGCATGTTGCTGGTTTTTCTGATAGTGTATTTACTGTTGTAGAAGCTTTCTTAAGTGATAAGCAAAATTTTGTTAAGTTTATTGAGTCTGTTTCTCTAGATAATGTAAAGGGACAAGAAAATGGCGAAGACGACTAGGGTTGTATGGGAAAACGAAAATAAAAGTCTAAAATTTAATGACTTAGATGTTGGACAAAATTTTCGTATTGTTAGTCATCAATCTAAAGGGGCCGTTTATCGTAAGGTTCAGTATGCTGGAGTAACATATCAGCTAGAAGAACAAACTGGTATGTTGTGGCAACCCACCTCATCTCCAGTTGAAGTTGTAGATGTAGAAATTCGTATTAGTAGTAAGAAGCCAAGTGTGTACAAGTAAAAGAAAAGGAACAAAGAATGCGATTGCGAGTTAAGGATTTAGTTACTGGTAAGCTTGTAAATATTACTCTTCGGAATAAGAGTCTTGTAGACTTAACATCCGATGAATTAAATGAATCAGCTTATACACATTTAGAGAATCGTACTGTGTCTGGACGATTACAACGTCAAAAGAATAATTATGTATTTGTTCGGTAGTGATTGAAAAATAAAGACATCAACGAACGGGACTTGTGCGGGCAACTGTGCGAGTTCCGTTTTTTCGTCTTTATTCAGGAGTTTAAAAATGTTAGTGATAAAGAAAGCATAACCTTGGGCAAGACTTATAAAAGAACTGATGAAGATTGGGAAAGTAAACGTCAAGAATGTTCTAAAAGACGAGAAAAATATCAAAAGAAACGTCAATTTTTAGAGGATGATGAAAGAGAAGATGAGTCATACGATGATAAGTCTCGACGGAAGAAATTCTAAACTTCCTGACCATAAAATATATAAGATGATGCGGCACGCCCTTTTTATTGCTAAAGAAAATAGAGCTTGTCATTCTCGTCAAATTGGTTCGGTTATTTGCGATGAAGATTGTAAAATTTTGTCTGTAGGTTATAACGGCCCACCTAAAAACACTCCTCATACAGATACAATTGAGTATTACTGGGGATATTTGCAGCCTATTCTTTCAGATGAAGAAGATGAAAAATTTTGGGTAACTCAAACATGTAATAGATATGAAACTGGAGAATTATGCGGTAAATGTCCTCGTAAAGTATTAGGTTACAAATCTGGCCAACGTTCTGAAATTTGTAGTTGTTTACATAGTGAAGCTAACTGCATTACCAACGCTCCAGGTTCAGTTAAGAATGGTTTTTTATTCTGCTCTTGTCCTGACCTTTCATGTATTAATTGTACTTCTACCATTATTCAAGTAGGTATTAAGGAAGTGCATTTTATGGATGGAGGAGAATATCATAAAGGTGCTCTTTGGTTATATGAGAAAGCTAATATTCCAGTATTTAGACATAAAGAGGAAGAAGTAAAAAATGGATGAAGAAAAACTATATTTATTATTTGTTAAGTCTTCTTCATATAGAACTAGATGTTGGGATATATCTGCCAAAGAAGAATATAATAAGATTTGTAATCATTTTATTAACTCTCCATTACCGAATGATTACAGTCAAATAAAACTTGACCATGCTGGAGTATTATTTTTTTATTCTCAATGTAGAGACACAGGTATTGCTTATTTTTGCATAAGTAAAGATTTTAACAAATTAGATGGAATTAGAATGTTTCATCAAACTACATTAAATTGTTTATCTGATAAAAATAGAAATGCTCTATACGCTTTTGAATCAAATTAGGAACAACATATGATTATTCAGTCTAAAGATGAAATTCGCTTAGACCCTATAGATGTTTTAATTATGACATCGATTGGAGGTTCTCCTATTCACAGAGGGCATCTTTCGATAATTAATAATTGTAAACAAGAAGTTATAAATAGAATTAACAAAAAATGGGGGGGATGTTGTGGACTTATGTTGAGTTGTGCAAAACTATTAGTCATAGTCAACTCTGACGACTTCTTAATTCGCAAGCACGGTTTTGCTTTTCAAGATGAAAAAACAAGAGCTGAATTGATTGACAACCTTAAAGCTGTTGATTATACTTACATACATCATTCTCACGACCAAACAGTCACTCAAGCTTTAGTTAAATTTCAACCTAAGTATTTTTGTAAGGGTGGCGATAGGTCGTCAATTGATTCTTTACCAAGAGATGAAGTAGAGACTTGTAAGAATTTAGGATGTGAGATAGTTTTTGGAGTTGGAGGAAGTGAAAAGATGGACTCTTCTTCTGACATCATCAAGAAAGCAGTTGATTTTTATGTTAGACAAAAGACCTAATCCATTGACTGGTTATCTTGAAATTCAAAATATAGAGCCTTCGTCTGAGTTGATTAGACAACTTCGCTCAGACATTGCTTTTTATAACTCTCTTATTGAGAAAACAATTATGGAATGTGAACATAATTTTACTAAAATCGGAGAACAATATTCTGATTGTATGTCTGGTTATCATTATTCATATAGTATATTTAAATGCACAAAGTGTGGTAAAACTCGTGAAGAGGAAGAAAAGAAATAGATTGGAGTTAGAGTGTCAGTTAAGGTAGTAAAACGAGATGGAACTAAGGAAGATTATTCAGTAGATAAAATCCATAAGATTATTGGTTGGGCTACTGATGGAATTGAAGGAGTAAGTCAGTCTGATATAGAAATGCATTCTCAGTTGTCGATTCGAGATGGGATTACAACTAAAGAAATTCACGAGATTCTTATTCGGTCAGCCAACGACCTTATCTCGGAAGAAAGTCCAAATTATCAGCATGTTGCCGCGCGTCTACTTTTGTATTCACTACGCAAAAGTGTTTGGGGCGAATCTGAGCCTCCACGTCTTCTTGAGCATATCAAAAATCTTGTAGAACTTAAAGTATATGACGATGTAGTCTTAAAGGAATACACAGAGAGTGAAATCCATAAAATTGGTAAGTTTGTAAAGCACAAAAGGGATGAATTATTTACCTATTCTGGCCTTCAGCAATTAGTGGATAAGTATTTAATTAAAAATAGGAAGACGGGAAAAGTATATGAAACCCCTCAGTTTGCCTATATCCTTATCGCAATGACCTTATTCGCAAAATATCCTAAAGATACACGTCTTGGATATATTCAGAAGTGCTATAACTATCTATCCACTTTTAAGATTTCTCTTCCAACTCCAATTATGGCTGGAGCACGCACTCCTATTCGTCAATGGAGCTCATGCGTCCTCGCCGATTGTGCGGACACGTTACCATCAATCTTTAGTACAGCAACTGCTATTGGATATTATACAGCACGACGAGCGGGGATTGGTTTAAATGTAGGACGTTTACGTGCAATTGGCGCTCCTATTCGATATGGAGAAGTAGTTCATACAGGCATCATTCCATTCTTAAAGGTTTTTGAGGCTACTGCGAAAAGCTGTTCTCAGAATGGTATACGTGGTGGTGGAGCTACTGTTTATTGTCCTTTCTTTCATTATGAGATTGAAGACTTTGTAGTTTTAAAAAATAATGGAGGGTCAGAGGAAAATAGAGTAAGAAAATTAGATTACGCTGTTCAATTCTCTAAGCTTTTTTATCAACGTCTTATTAATAACCAAAATATTACCCTCTTCTCTAATCATGAATGTCCAGACTTATATGAAAGTTTTGGTACTCCACAATTTGATGAGGTCTATGAAAGATATGAAAAAGACCCAAAAATCAAAATGAGAAAGGTTCTACCAGCACGAGAGCTGGCAACACTCTTTTCGAAAGAACGGTTGGAAACTGGTCGCATCTACCTAATGAATGTAGACAATGCAAATCAGTCTCCATGGACTGAGACTGTGCGAACAAGTAACTTATGCGTGGAGATAATTCAACCAACAAAACCACTACAACACATTGATGACCCTGATGCTGAGATTGGTGTTTGTGTATTATCGGCTGTGAATGTACTTGAGACTAAACCAGAAGAGTTTGAATCAGTCTGTGACATTATTGTTCGTCTTCTTGATGAAGTAATTGACTTACAAGACTATCCAGTAAAAGCGGCAGAGAACTTTACTAAAAATAGACGCTCGTTAGGTATCGGCTTGACAAATTTTGCGGCTTACTTGGCTAAAAATAAGGTAAAGTATGAGGAAGAAAAATCATCTCAAATAATGAACGAACTAGCCGAAGCTCTACAATGGTCTTGTTTGAAAGCCTCAGCTTTACTAGCCAAAGAAAAGGGAGCTTGTGCGAAGTATGACAAAACAAAATACTCAGCGGGAACTTATATTTTACCTGTTCCAAATAAGGAAATGGATAAATTTCTCTCCTCTCCTAAGAAAGATTGGGATGAAGTATGGGCTTTAATCAATCAATATGGCTTACGTCATAGTACACTAACTGCCCAAATGCCCTGCGAAAGCACGTCCGTTATCCAAAATAGCACAAATGGAATTGAACCTCCTCGTTCTTATCTTTCCTTTAAAAAATCTAAGTGTGGTTTATTAAAACAGATTGTGCCAGGATATGATAAATATAGTCAGTACTACACTCTTGCTTTTAGTATGAAGTCTAATCTTGGATATCAAAGGATTGTGGGGGCGATGCAGAGATGGATTGATATGTCTATTTCTGCTAATGCGTACTATAACCATAATAATTATGAGGGAGGAAAAATTCCATATAGTGAGATGGTAAAAGACATGATTAATATGTATAAGTTTGGTTTCCGTACTTTATATTACACTAATAGTCCAGATGGTGATTCAGAAGACAGCGGTTGTGCTGGAGGAGCTTGCTCAGTATGATTTTAAATCGAAATAATGTTCCATTGCAAGAACAGCGTCTATTTTTGGGGCCAGAACTTGGACTACAAAGATATGATGATTTTAAGTATCCTGTGTTTTTTGAATTGTTTACTAAGCAGAGACAATTCTTTTGGAGTCCAGAAGAAATCGATGTTCAAAAGGATAGAGTAGATTATGAGTCTTTAGCCCCACATGAAAAACATATTTTTACCTCTAATCTTCTATTTCAGACATTAATGGATAGTGTAGTGGGAAGAGGTGTGAATACATTTTCGAAATATATTAGTTCTCCCGAACTGGAAGCTTGCTTTAACGCATGGCAATTTTTTGAGACTATTCATTCCTTCTCTTACACTTATATCATTAAGAATCTATATCCAAATCCTTCCGCATTATTAGACCAAGCATTACTTATCCCTGCTATTGCTGATAGAATTGATAGTGTTTGTAATAGTTATGAAGAATTAGATAAAGCCTCTGGAGAAGATGTAAAAAAGAAAATCTATCTCGCTCTAATTAGCGTTAATATTCTAGAAGCAGTGCGTTTTTATGTAAGCTTTGTTTGTGCGTTTGCATTCGCAGAAAATAAGAAAATGATTGGGAATGCTGATATTATACGATTAATTAAGAGGGACGAAAGTTGTTTTGATGAATTAACTGAGGTTTTAACTCAAGATGGTTGGAAACAGATTCAACATCTATTAGACAGTGATAAAATCGCTCAATACAATCAAGATGGTTCTGTTGATTTTGTAATCCCTTACGCTATTATTAATAAAGAATATGTTGGGGAATTATATCATTTAACTAATCCTGAAAATACGGTTGATATGATGTTAACCCCGGACCATCGTTTTATTTATTGGAATAGTAATAAAGAAGTTAAAGAAAAGCAAATTAAAGATGTAAAATTTACAGAAGATATGCAAGTTATCGGGGTAGACTCATTTTTTTCTTCTATTCCAATCTCAACCAATTCTATCATAATAAATCAAATTCCACATAATGGTAGAGTTTATTGCGTTTCAGTTCCTTCTGGAATGATTTTAATTCGAAGAAATAATTGTATAGCGGTATCTGGAAATTGCCATTTGTCTATTACTCAAAATCTAATTAATATCCTACGCACAAAAGAAGAAGAAGGGTTTTTCGATACAATTAAAGAATGTGAAGAAGAGGCTATTAAGATGTTTGCTGAAGCTGCAAATGAAGAAAAAGCATGGGCAAACTATCTATTCAAGGATGGTTCCATCTTAGGTCTTAATGCTGAGTTGCTAGGTAAGTATATTGAATGGTTGGTTGATAGTAGAATGTCTACAATTGGACTACCTAAGATTTTTAATACTAAAAATAATGGATTAGGAACGTGGGTAACGGCATGGATGGAGTCAGAAAAAGTACAAGTTGCACCACAAGAGAGTGGAATAACTAACTATAGAATTTCGGCTGGAAATAACGATGTACAAACAATGATTTTTGAGTCAGAAGAATTATGAATAAATATTTAGAATATGCTATAAATGCTGGATTTGTTAATCCTGTAATAGAAGGGGACAATTATAAAAATAGAACATTGATTTGTAATTGTTCTCAATGCGGCAAGGTAATTAAATTTCGGTATTCTTGTATTAAAAGAAGATTGACAACTATATGTGCTGAATGTGTTAGCAAATCATACAGAAATACAGAAGAAAAAGTAAAAGAAAATATTGAAAAACATGGATGTAAATTATTATCTAAATATGCTAATTCAACGTTTGAGAAAATAGATATCGAATGTCATTGCGGAAAAGTTTTTAGTAAGTTATATAATGATATTGCAAAAACAAAAAAACTGCAATGCGATGAATGTCGTGGTATTATTCCATTGGACGAATATATAAAAAAGATAAAAGATTGCGGAATTGATGTTATTAATTACGTAAACAGAATGGAAATATATGTACGATGCCCATGTGGAATAATATATAAAACAGATTGTCAAACATGTTACAATAAAAAACATAAAGGATTTTGTAAGTTATGTTCTGATAAAATGCCGCATCCAGAAACGAGACAAGCAAAGGAACAGCAATTAGTAAATTTCTTAAAATGTTATGGATGTGAACTAATAGATGAATATAAAACAGCTCATACTAAAGTAAGAGTAAAATGTAAATGTGGAAATATCTATTTTAGAAAACCAAATTCTATATTAACTGGTAGTAAATTATGTACAAATTGCACTGGATTTGAAACATTTCCAGAAACATATCTAAAAACATTTTTTGATAACTTTGGTATAACTTTCGAAGAAAAAAATAGAAAGATAATTAAACCATTAGAACTAGATTACGTTATAGATAAATTAGCTATTGAAGTTAATGGTGCGTATTATCATAGTGAAACAATGAACAAATGTAAAGATTATCACTTAAATAAGTACAATAGGACGAAAGAACAGGGATATCAATTAATACAATTTTGGGATTTAGAAATAGTTGAGAAACCAAAGATTGTTAAAAGTATGATACTTGGCAAACTAAATCTTGCAAAAAGAATATTCGCTAGAAAATTAAAACTTGTAGAACTAACTACAAAAGAATGCTATGAGTTTTTTCAGAGTAATCATATTAGCGGAAATGCAAAATGTAATTATAGCTTAGCATTAATAGATGAAAATAAAAAAATATATTGTGCGGCCTCATTTGGATTTAGTAGATTTAATAAAAAATACGAATGGGAATTAATTAGATTTGCAAATTTGGCTGGATATAGTGTTATTGGTGGTGCTAGTAGAATATTAAAAAATTTTGAAAAAATAAAAAAACCAAAAAGTTTAATAACATTTGCTGATAAACGATTCTCTAATGGAAATTTATATAAACAATTAGGATTCGATTATTTAAGAGAAACGCAACCTTGTTACTGGTATTTTACTAATAAAACAGGAATTCTTCATAGAAGCCTATTTCAGAAACATATGCTAAAAGATAAATTAGCAAATTTTGATGAAAATCTATCAGAATATGAAAATATGAAATTAAACGGATTTCACCGAATTTGGGATTGCGGAAGCTTTGTCTTTTGCAAGGTTTACACTTGACCGGTTGAGTTGGCCGGGTTATACTAAACGGTTTCAAAAAAACTTCAAACGACAAAGGAAAATATGTCAGACGTAGAATATATTTTAGAACGACTTGGTAAGTTAGAGATGGATATTCATTATCTTCAAAATTATGCTGAACGAGAAGATATTTTTGTGAAGAGAAAAAAACTTCATGAAGACGCTATCTTTCCTACACAAGCAAATGAAGATGATGCGGGTTGGGATTTATATGCTTTAGAGGATACAGAACTTGAATTTGCTGTGCCCGTTAAAGTCAAAACTGGAATTGCGGTACAAATGCCAAAAGGTTGGTGGGCTAATATTAAGCCTCGTAGTGGCCTTGGTAGCAAATGTATTGATGTATTAGGAGGTGTAATCGATTCTGGTTATACTGGAGAACTTGTAGTCATGTTAGTTAATTTAAATTCCGCTCGTAATAGTGCTGGATTACCAATTTACTCTATTAAAAAGGGAGATAAAATTGCTCAATTAGTTTTTACTAAGCTTCCAAAGGTGACTTTTTGTGATTCTCCTTTTACTGAAACCAAACGAGGAGAAAAAGGCTTTGGCTCATCAGGAGTATAGGTCTCCATTTGCACAAGGGTGGTGCCCTAATTGTAAACAAAAAACATTGGTTAGCAGTACGTTTGTAGACTCGTGTGAAAATCCAGATTGTGGATACGGTTATTTGTATTCAAGTCAGAATTATAATTTTTCTTATACTTCTACTTATCCTAATCAATACAACAATAATGAGGATAAAGATGAATAATGTACAAAAACAGACTTTATAAAGAATTTGAAGAACAAGAACGACAGATGGGATATAATAAAAAAAATCGACGACGAAAAGAAGAGGTTATGACAGCAGTAAGTCCAAAGATTGAAGTTAAAGATGAAGAACTTATTCCAGACAAGGTCAAGTATGTAAAGCCCATGACTGAAGGGCAAGAAGATTACATTGCTTGTATGGCTGAAGAACCGATTACTCTTTGTTATGGCGTTGCTGGGACCGGAAAAACCACGGTCGCTGTAATGTTAGCATGTCAGTATTTGTGTGAAAAGAAGATAGAAAAAATTCTTATCACACGACCAATTGTTGCTACATCTGTGAAAGTGTTAGGGGCAATGCCTGGAGACTTAGGGCAAAAATTCGACCCTTACCTTATGCCAATTTACGAACAACTAAATAAGTATTTTGGTCCTATGAAGGCTAAGAAGCTATTAGATGAAAAAGTCATTGAGGCTTGCCCCTTAGAGCTTCTTCGGGGTCGTACATTTGACAAGACATTTATCACCGTAGACGAGGCCCAGAATTGTACGTTTGAACAACTTCAGATGGTCTTGACTCGTATCGGTAAAGATTCTAAGCTAGTTATTAATGGCGACTTCGAACAATCTGACCTCAAGTATGAACAGGGAGCATTTGAAGATTGTGTAGACTTACTTGAAGATGTTCCTGGAGTTGGTGTTATTGAACTTACTGAAGATGATATTGTTCGTTCTCCTCTCATTAAAGGTATTTTGAAGGCTTTAAGAGGACGAGAAAAATTATTAAAAGAACGAGAAGAAGAAAAAAGATATCAAAACCCTCCACGGAGTAGTCGATTCTCATGAGACTTATAATTTGTGGAAGCCGCAGTTACGAAAACCAACTTACCATTGAAGATGTTGATTTCTTTATTAAAAAGTTTAAACTAAAACCAACAGTTGTATTGGATGGTGGTTGTCGTGGACCGGATGATATTGGAGCAGCTTGGGCGATAGAAAAAGGTATTGAAGTTTTAGACTATCCTGCCTTTTGGGATAAAATTGAAGGATGTAAAACGGTTAGAAAAAACAAGTACGGTAAGCTGTATAATTATATGGCGGGCTTTGAACGCAATCAACGCATGGCAGATAACGCAGACGCCTTACTGTACTTTTGGGATGGGCAAAGTAGTGGTACTCAGGATATGGTAGAACGAGCTGTAAAAGCAGGGCTTGATATCTATGAGGCCAAACCTAATCCAGAATATATGATTGAATTGGAGGACTAGTGCCAGTATACGAATATCAATGCAAAAATGGACACTTATATGAGGAAGTGTTATCAATTAAGGAGTACAAACCTAATAAAACTGTAAAGTGTCCAGAATGTAAGTGCAAGATGGAAAGATATTTTGGAGACCCGCCTTTAGGATTTGTACGCGGAGAAGCCACTACTCTTGGTCAACTTGGAGAGCGTAATTTTAAGGCTCTTGGGAAGATTAAGGGAGAGGAAATGATGGAAGAGCGTAAAAAATCAGAAGATGAGTCTTGCAAGAGAGTTGGTGGAATAACCAAAGAAGAATATCGCAAGGTTCGTAAGTTAGCTTCACTTAATAAAGACCAAAAACGTCGTTACATTCATACAGGGAAACTACCTCCATGAAAAAAGCAGTTATACAAATTCAAATTCAAGCTCACGAATATGACGAAAAAAAACGAGAATATCGCGAGCCTATTCCAAATGATATCATGCAAGCGTATGGTATTCCATTTAAACAAATCATTTATATTGACGGACAAGATGAAAATGAATTACTAACAAAAATTAAAGAATGGATAAAAAGTGGAAAATAAGTTTTATGGTAGGGATTCATTAGAAACAACTGATGAATCTCAAGCGGTATTAAAGACGACAGAAAAGTCATACTATGCTTTAGAGTATATGGGAAATTTAATCCGCAAAGACCAAATTGTTCAAAAGTTTAATGAGTGTCATAAGAAGTGGCGTCGTGTGTCGAAATCGTGTTTTGACTGCTATATGCGATATCTTAAAACAAATCAACAAGCTGCATATTATGTGGCAAATAGGGAGCGATAATGGCTGGTAAGCGTCGAGCTGCAACAAAAGTAGAAGTATTTTATATCAAGAATAATCCTGAAGGCAAAACCGCTCAGGAATTGGCAGATGAACTTGAATTATTTAAGAGTACAGTTGATAAGATTTTGTTAGAAAAGGCAAATGAAGAAATTCCTGCATCTGACACTCCTAAGCTTAGTAATGGATTAAAAATTAACAAAAATGACATTATTCGAGAAACAGGGAGTGGTAAAAAGGGAGTAGTGGCCTTAACATCTACCTCTTCTGAAAAATTATCTGATATGCATAAAGAAGTATTTATGGGTCGTACACCAAATTATGGTCCAAAGACTGGTATTTGCAAGTCATATCCCGATAGGGAATAGGTTATGATATATTACACAGCTATTGGATTAATTTTTAGCCTTTTTTGTTTTTCTAAAGAACTTAACACCTCAATACTGCTAGACAATCTTAAATTTTCCTTTATTTGTGGATTATTTTGGCCCATTACTCTAATGGTATTGATTTTTGCTTGGATGGATAGTATAATTCATGTTAAGAAAAAATAAAGACCAAGAATTATGGGAATCAAAATCAAGATGGGAAGCCTCTCTATCTAATGGAGAAACAATTTATCAAGACGATAGTGATGGATTTCCCTCTTGGATTCTTCTTGGTCGTTACATCAAAGAAAATAATCTTAAAATCGTAAATCTATCGTTTGGCTTTAGAGATAATATGGTTCAACTAAAACCAAATGCTGATGGATACTTTTTTCGTAATATGGCAACTGGGTCTATTGCTGGCACTCAGTTGTCATTTATTATCGGAATTTTAGAAGATGGAGTATGCAAGGTGGAAAAATGGGAAATCCCTGAAATGCAATATCAGGGCGTTGAACATAGAACTGTTGAATCTGCTGGAGAAAGTTTAATCTATAATGTCTGATGAAACTCAAACTAATGATGAAAAATTTTGTAGGCGATTAGAAGAAACTTTAGAACCTAGGGTAGACAAAATTTATGGTACTGATAATAATCTTGGTCCGTTTACTAAACGTCTTATATCTCTAGCTATGATGATTGTTTTCCGAAATAACACAAAGTTTTATTAGAAAGAAAAAATGGCCAAGGATAGAACTGAGGCTCAAACTTTAGCTGATTTTTTATGTAAGAGAAAAGGCCAAGTACAAAAAATTCCTACTCCGGATGGATATTGGAATAGTCAAGAGTGGAAAGAAGAGTACAAAAAAAATATTATTGCCGCGAATAGTTTTTTAAAACTCTATTCTTATACTGTTATTATGAATGTACTTAATAGTAAAGCATTTAAGAATATCTACTCTTTGCGATTTCCTGGTTTAATGAAGGCATTAGAAGAAGAAGAGGGAAAATTAAAAAGACAACAAGCTATGGAAGAATTTAAGATGGCTAAAGTCGAGAAGAAAGAAGTTGATAATACACCAGTATCAGCCCCTAAGATATCAAATAAGAACAAATCATTAAAAAATAGATTAGATGGATAAGGAGACAATTTGTTTGTATAATGGCTAAGAAAGATAAAAAAGACGAAAATGAAAAACCAGAAGAATTTGACGCAGAAGAGGTAATGAAAAATCTTGCCAAAAAGTATGGGAATATTATGTTCTCAGGGCAAGACATTAAAGATAGACCTCGTCTTATTGTTCCATCTACTCCTAATCTTGATATTGCAAATCACGGCGGTATTCGAGAGGGCACTTGGAACTTAATTAGTGGAAAAAAGAAGACAGGAAAAACAACTCTTGCCTTACAAATAGCAGCTAATGCTCAAAAAATGGGCAAGCATATTCATTATCTTAATATTGAACAACGCTTTGACGTTAAGAATTTGACTACTGTTCGCGATTTAGTAACTACCCCAGATAAGTTTACACTATATGAATCTACTAAGGGGAATATTCTATCAGCACAGAAATTTTTAAATCTCTTTTATGATATCTGTACTGATTTCCCTAATTCAGTTGTAATTATTGACTCTATCTCTTCTCTTTGTTCTGATAATGAATTAAGTAAAGATATTGGTGAAGCCGCTAGACCAGAAGGTCCAAAACTATTTGGTCAAGTATGTCGTAAGTTAGCTAGTACCGTACCAATTAATGGAATGATTGTATTGGGCATTTTACATCTTATCGCCAATACTTCTGGATATGGTCCAGCGTTTATGGAGGATGGAGGTAATAAAATTCAATACCAATGTGATAACAAGTTCTTATGCAAGTCTATTTCATCGTGGGAAAATGCAAAAGGTCGGCGAATTGGACAAATCGTAGAGTGGGACGTGGCGTTTAGTGCGAATGGAGCCCCAGCAGAAACAGCAACAACATTTTTGCGTTATGGATTAGGTTATGACTCTGTATGGGAAATTGTAAGTACAGCTATTGAGTTAAACTTGATTGTGAAGACGGGGGCTTGGTTTGCATTTGAAGATAGAGAAAAAAATCCAGTAAAATGTCAAGGTCAAGATAAGGTATATGATTACTTTATTCAGAATCCTGACTTATGTGAACAGCTATACGCAAAAGTAAAAGAGTTGGTTTGTGAAGAATGAAAATTATTGGGCTTGACGAACAAGAATATACTTGGAAATATCATCTCCATCAAACCCCCAGAGAAAATTGTTCAGCACCTCATGAAAGAGCAAGGAAGTTATTAAAAGAATTATTTCCCTTCTCGTCTATTTGTGAAGAAGTTCCGCTTATTGGAGTGGGGAAAGAAAAACTTTTTATTGATTTCTTTATTCCTCAAAAAAGACTTGTTGTTGAAGTACAAGGGCAACAACACTATCATTTTAATCATTTTTTCTTCTCTTCTAAACAGGCTTTTGGTAAAGCATTAAATAGAGATAGAACAAAAGTAGAATGGTGTAAAATTAATAACTTTGATTTTGTAGAATTACCAGACAACGAAAAGGATAAAGAATGGGAGATGAGAATAAAGAACAGATAAGTGAATGTGAAGAAAAATGGCAAAAAATAGAGTCTGATATTCAAAACTATCTGAATCGTATTGGTGCCAAATCTAAGCATTCACCGAAAGCCCTTGATATCCTAACTTTATCTTATGATGAAATTAAATCACTCACCGCATACGATTGTGGTGAGTTTTCTTTTATACTTCATCAATTTGCCTTATTCTTACAGCAGGAATATAATTTTCATAAAAGTAAGATAGAGTGGGCTGATAATAATATTGAATACATTTTTTCTAATACCTATCCTTCCTCTGGATTTATTAGTAAAGAATCAAAACTACAACATATGAATAAATTAGCTGGAACAAATAATAATATGAAGTTATTACTTAATCTAAAAAGTAAGGCAAGTGTTGTTTGTACTAATCTGGAAGCGATTTCTTTTAAGGTTGGTAAACTGGCGGATTCATTAGAGAATTTACAAAAAATGAAAGGAAAAAATGCCTAAATCATATCTTGATATAATGGGCGAAGGTATTGCAAATAAGGATTGGAATACCGTTATTAAAATGTGGGAATCAATTACTGGTAAAAAGATTGAAATTAATGAGCCAGAAATTGAAGAAGAGGAAGAGGAAGAAGAAATTGTTCTGGTAAAGACTAGAAAGAAAACTCCACTCAAAAAGCCGCAAGCAAAAAATAAGGCAACCACTCCAGTTCCAACAAAGATTAAACGGCAGAATACTTTTGTGGATGATATGTCGTTAGCAAAGGACAAGTTGCAAACGAAAGTAGAAAAGGCAAAGTTTCAACGTCCTGATTATCGTAAGCCAGAAAAAGTAGTTAAAACTAAATGTGTTGGGTGTGGAGTAAAATTGTTTATGTCTAAGGCAGCTCTGCATACAAGTATTACTGACGGTCCAGAGAAAACTGATACAGAAAATATTCGTTGTAGTAACTGTTTAAGAGGTCGTTAATGCTTGCTAATTTAGATTCAGAAAAAGCTGTTCTTGGGACAATTATCCAACATGGAAAAGATGGATATGCTGAGTTATGTGATATTGTAGATGAATCTGTATTTACAGATGATGATGCAAAAATCACTTATAATATCGTTACCTCTTGTTTAGAGGTGTCGGATACGGTAGATAAGTCATTATTTTTTTCTACTGCCCAATCTCTATCTTATGGAAATTGGTTAGGGACAAAAAAAGACTTTATTGCAGAATTATTTACAAATACATACGCTTTGGATAATTCTCGTATTCATGCTGCCAAGATAACCAAATTAAAGATTGCAAGATTTGGTCAAGCTAAACTCATGGCCGCTCTTAGTAAACTCAAAGAGGTTACTGGAGATGAACCATTTGACTCTATTGTTTCAGTTGTAGAAAGCCCCGGTTTTGACGTACAGAAGCTAGTGAATCAGGGGCACGATGCTGGCGGTTTGATTGGTCGAGACATCATAGCCTACCTGCAAGATTTGGAAGAGAATCCAGACCGTTCTGTTGCGATTCCAACAGGGATGAAATTAATAGACCAACTTTTGAACGGCGGCATTCGTAAGGGCGGTTATGATTTGATTGCTGCTCAATATAAGGCTGGCAAAAGTTCGATTGCTCTTAACGTAGCATTATTTGTTGCTGAAAAATTAGGGATTCCAGTATTGTACTTAGATACAGAAATGCATTATCGAGAACATTATGGTCGTATGCTTGCTAATAAAACTAGTATTCCTATTACTTCTATTGAGCGTTCTAGGGTTTTTAGTAATAAGTTATTTAAAAATCAATTGTATGATGCTGGAAAAAAGATAGAAAAATTACCAATTACTCATGAACGAATTGCCGGTAAGAAGTTTCCAGAGATTATCTCGTTGATGAGAAGATGGTTAGTTAAGAATGTTGGATATCACGAATCTGGCGAATTTAATAATTGTCTGATTATCTATGATTATTTTAAATTAATGGATAAGAGTGATGTAAAAAGTCTGAAAGAATACGAAGCTCTTGGTTATCAGGCAATGGAATTAAAAGACTTTCTTGGAGAAAATCAAGTCGCATGTTTAGCATTTGTTCAAGTTAATCGAGAAGGTGATATTGCTCAGTCAGACCGCTTAGCTTGGAATGCTACGAGTATTTCATTTTATGAGAGAAAAACAGATGAAGAAATGAAAACTCATGGTGTAATTAATGGGAATCGTAAGTTTCGATTTAAGTGCGGGCGATTCGCTGGAGAAGGCGATTTTGATAATTATGTCAATATTGACTTCAATGGTGAATTATGTCAAGTTCGGGATATCTGTACTGCATATGAATTAAAAGAGGAGTTAAAAAATGGAAAAGGAAAATTCAACTCTGGAATCGATGATAGCGAAGCTGAGCTTACATCCTTCTAAAGTAGACAAGCCTTGGGGCTTTTACGTTACACATTACTTGGCAGACGATTTATCAACATGTTTTAAAACACTTGTAATTATGCCAGGAGAACAAATCTCATTACAAACGCATGATAAGCGTAGTGAGTTTTGGTTTATATCGCATGGAGATGAGTTTAAATTTATCGTTGGTAGAGAGGAAGACACTAATTATTCTCCTTCTTGGTTATTTATAGAGCAAGGACAACAGCATTGGATTCATAATTCTGGTACTATTCCTCTAGTTATTAACGAAATGCAAATGGGGACTTGTTTAGAAAGTGATATTGTAAGAATTTATGACCCCTACCAAAGAGTATCAACTGAGTGAATTTGAGCAAAAGGTCATTAATAATCTAGACTTAATTTTTGATAGTTTTGGTATTAAGTATAGTGAGAGAGGGGATAAATATAATTTTTTATGCCCTATTCATGGCTCTACTGATATTACTTCAGCTTGTGTTTATAAAAGTACAGGTATAGCATTATGTTTTGTAGGCAACTGTTTTAATTATAATAAAAATAATCTATATGGCGTTCAAAGATTAATTGGTAATTTATTAAATCATTACAATATAAAAAAAACAGTTAAAGAATATTGTCAAGATGTGTTTAGTGGTATTAAATATGATGTAAAACAAAATAAACCAGTAGAGATAAAAAAGAAAAAACAAATTATTATTCCTCGCTCTCAACTTGCTGGGAAAACGGATGGTAATATTGATTTCTACCTTAAGAGAGGCTTTTCTCAAGAGACCATTAAAAAATACGATATCTTCTTATGCAAGAAGAAAGAACATCTATTGTATGGTCGTGTGGTACTGCCGATATATGACGATTGCTATGAAAATGCAATTGGATTTGTTGGACGCTCTCTTTATCCAAAGTGTAAGTTATGCAAAAAACATCATTTGCAAACACGCGGTTGTGCTACTAACTCATACCAACAAATGATGGATAGTAAGTGGTTGAACTCTTCTGGTTTTTCTCGTAATACTACCTTGTTTAATTTTTGGTTTTCTCAAGAAGAAATAAAAAAAAGCAAGGAGGCTATACTTGTCGAATCGCCCGGCAATTGTATGAAGCTTGCCCAAGCTGGAATTTTAAATGTGGTCGCCATGTTCGGCACAATATTTTCCAGTCATCAGAAATCCAAACTTGACTCAATCGGGTTATCCAGACTATACTTAGGGCTTGATAACGATAAGGCTGGTCAAGAAGCAGCCAAAAAAATCGAAGAACAATTAAAGTGTGAGTGTATTCCATTACTTCCGCCAATTAAAGATTATGGCGAAATGAATGATGAAGAAATTAGATGTTTCCTTAAACAAAATTGTGTTAGATTCTAGGAGAACAAATTGCAGAAAGTATTGTTAATTTCAGGTTGTAAGCAATCTGGCAAAACATCAGCTATGAATTACTTGGTAGGTCACATGCTGGTCACTAATAAGATTATGATTGGTGAACCAGCAGTACAACGACCTATTAGTTATTTTGAGTTAGATGAAAAAGGTGATTTATATATTGATTTTCCTTATCTTGATGAAAATGGAGAACAAAAAGAAGAGTTAGTAAAGTTCGATATTCTTCGTGAGGATGCAGACTTTGTTGATATGGCAGAGAATGTTATCTTTCCATTAATTAATGTCTATTCGTTTGGAAATGCTCTCAAGCGTTCTGCCGCTGCTTTTTTTGGTCTTTCTTTAGACGAACTAAATGGCACAAATGAAGATAAAGATAAATTATCTCCTATTAAGTGGGAAAGCATTAATAAGTTAGTCAAGAAGAAAAAGGCTGATAAAGTTGATGAAACATATCTGACTAATCGAGAATTTCTAGAAATTTGGGGCACGGATATTTGTCGAACAATCGATGATAATTGTTGGGCTAACTGTGTATTTCAGGATATTGCGACAGGTGGATATCCGCTTTGTATAGTAACAGATTGTCGCTTTAAGTCAGAAATTGAATATGCTCGTGCAATTAATGGGCTAGATGTCAAGGTTGTACGTCTCAAACGTCGCCCATTTGATAGCACAGCAACTGCTGAAGTGGATTTGCTTGATTACGATGGATTTGATGCTGTAATCGATAATACAGAAATGGACCAGATGCAAAAGGGTGCTGCTCTTGTTGAATTACTACAGTCGTGGGGTTGGATTCCTCAATGGTCGTAAGTTATTTACGTAGTAGTTTATATGGAACATACAACCTATGTCAGCATAAAGCATTTTTATCATATGTCTTAGGATTTGAAGAAGATACTGGCAAATCTGCTGCTATGGGCTCAGTTTTTCATAAAACTTTAGAACATATAGCTAAAGCTAAGAAAAAATATCAAGAGACTGGAGAAAATGGAGGATGGGATATTGGGGATGAATATATTGGTGAATTCATTCCTGATAATATTTTTGATAACTCTATTATTTCTCCTTTAACGACTCTATCTTTTGAATACTATAAGTCTATTACTCCAAAACTAAAATGGTCATCAAGTGATTTAGTAACTATTATTGGATGGGTAAGAAATTCTCTAAACGACAATATGGGAATGCATGACCCACGTAATAAGTATATTATAGAGCCAGAAAAATATTTCGATATTGAAATTAAAGAAGATTGGGCTAAATATGACTATCAGATTGGTGATAAGCATATTGCTGGTAATTTGGCTCTTAAAGGTACTATAGACTTAGTTAGTAAGATTGATGAAGACCATTATGAGATTTTGGATTATAAGTCTGGCAAGTATAGAACTGATTTTGCTACAGGGGAGGAAAAAGATTATAAAAAACTTCAATCAGACCCTCAACTGTTGATGTATTATTATGCTTGTCGTCATATCTTTCCAGACATTAAGTATTTTGACTTCACCATTTATTTTGTCAATGCTGGTGGCCCCTTTACACTGTGTTATGACGATAGTTCATTTGCGGAAGCGGAAGAATTAATTAAAAACCGTTTTCTTGAGATGAAGGCAAATCAAAACCCTGAATTATTATCTCCTACTCGTGTTATGAGAGAGAAAAAGGATTACAGATGTTATAACTGTTGTTCATTTCAGAAATATAAGTGGAAAGATAGTGGGTTGTCTATTTGTGAATATTTTCAATCGGAAATTAAAGATAAGGGTCTAGATGCCGTCACTGCTGAACATTGTGATTGGAACAAGTTTGGGGCTTATGGTGATGGTGGTGGAAGAAGTGATAAAAAGGAATAAAAATGGATATCAATTACAAAGACAATAAAGAACTAGCTCTATACATTCTAAATAAGTTGAAGGAACAAGGAAAACCATCATTTTCTGATGGGACTTGTCAGTATAGAGCGAAAGACGGTTGTAGATGTGCTGTTGGACATATTATTCCAGACGATTATTATCTACCAGAGATGGAAGGTTTTACTCTTTGGAATGAAACAGTAGGTTGTCAACTTACTAAGGTCTATCCTGGTATTGACTTTGGAGTTTTAGATGCTCTTCAAACTTTACACGATAATTATGCGAGTACATCAGAACTCTATTTAAAATATTTATCCTTTGCGGAATATATAGACCGTTTTATCAATGCGGTTAACCAGGATGGAGATGTTCGTAAAAATTTATTGTCTACAAGGGCTGAAATTCTTAATGAACTAAGAAAATATACTATTGGCACACCAAAAGAGGATTCATATGAAATTTCATGAAAAGGTTGGGCCGCTTACAATTCAACTGTGCTTTGTGTTTAACGGTTGGATTGTAGGCGGCTCTGTTGATTATTTATCTGGTAGAAGCGAGAATATTCCAAGAGATATCGATATTATTATTCCTCTTTCTGAATGGCCAAAAGCTAGTAAAATTTTGACTGCGGGAAAGATAAATAGTTTTGGAGGAGTAAAAATAAAGGATGGAGATTTTGAAGTCAATGTATGGCCAGAAGATATTGGATTTGCGTTTTGTCAATTAAAGAATAATTTTAAAGCTTATCAAGCCAAGTATAATTTAGTAATAGGAGCGGTATGAATATTCAAACTTACTACTCTATTCTGGAGTGTATAGAATCCCCCAAAAAGATGGTCGCAAAATGCAAGGAAATGGGCTATACTCAGCTTATTTTGTGTGACCGTAATCGTCTTTCTGGGATGGTTGAATTTTATCAAGCTTGCAAAGATACTGGTATTTCTGCTATATTTGGTATTAATTTAAAAGTTTGTACGCTTGAATCTTCTAATCATGATGACTATAATGTGATGTATGATATTAGATTGATTGCGAAGACCAAAAAGGGTTTTAAAAATCTTCTAAAAATCATAAGCATCGCTAACGACCCAGAAAAAGTATTAAGAACTGAATATCAGAATATCGCCCGTTTTAACTTACAAGACATCTCCGAATACACCGAAGATATTATTTGTTTGTTAGGAGAAGGAAGTGAATTACAAGAGGGGGATTTTGTCTTAGATAAGTATCGAGCATATTTTAAGGAGGTCTATACTGATAAGGAAATCTATTGGGCCGACGTAAGATATGCAGACAAATCGCGTCATGAAGATTGGCAGGTTACTCAATGTATTCTATTAAAATGCATTCTAAAGGAATTACCAGAAAAAGCCCATCTTATTAATTCTCCTTATGATAGAGATAATTCTCTTCCTTCCTTTGAGGACTATAAAAATGACCCAAGATTTGAAAAAACTCAAGAACTCCTAAATAGTATTGAGAAGTTTGACATTTTATCTAAACCTAAAGTCCCCAAATTTCCATGTCCAGACAATCTTACACAACAAGAATATCTTACACAGCTTGCAAGAGAAGGATGGAAGAAAAAATTTCCAAAATGGGAATCACAAGAACTTAAAGAACAATATGCTGAAAGAGTGAAATATGAATTATCTATCCTTCAGTCGTGTGAACTAGATGGATATTTTTTAGTAGTTCAAGATATTATCAATTGGGTATTATCTCAGAATCAGCTCGTGGGCTTCGGACGCGGATGTTTAAGTTCTGATACTCAAATTATCACAAAAAACGGCATTAAAAATATTTCTGATATTTGTATTGGTGATTTAGTAATTACAAGAAAAGGGGAATATGATAAAGTTATCCACAGGTTTGAATATGAGATAAAAGAAGAGTTAGTAAAAATTTCTACTGAATTATCTAATATACACAAAGATGAAATAACTTTAACAAAAGACCATAAATTACTTATTGCTAAACATAAAGAAAATAATTATTTAGAGTGGATAAGGGCGGAAGATGTAGAAATTGGAGATTGTTTATTTTTCCCTTCCTCTGACTCTTATTATTTAGATTATCAACATTCTTTATATCCTATTCAAAATGGTTTTCTTAATAAAATAACTAAGATTACCAAGGTAAACAATATTGACAAAGTATATGATATCCACGTAGAAAACGAACATAATTATTTAACAACAAATGGTATTGTTCATAATTCTGTTGGAGGTTCTTTAGTAGCATACCTATTAGGTATTCATCACACAGACTCAATAAAACATAACTTATCCTTTGAACGTTTTTATTCAGCCGATAGAGCGTCTGGAGATGCCGTATCTTTGCCTGATATTGATACGGATTTTCCTAGAGATTTTAGAAAAAAGGTTGTAGAATATATTGAACAGCGATATGGAAAGGATAGAGTCGCCCATATCTCTAGTTTCGGCACATTGCAAGGAAGTAGCGTATTAACAGAAGTATTACGAGTACATGACGTATTTGATTACCAATCCATTAAAGCGATTACCAAACAAATACCAGCAAAGCACAAACTTACTAATAAAATGGAAGATGAGAAGGAAACGTCATTAATTAAATTCGTTTTAAAACACTTTCCTTCCGTCTTAGAAAGTTTAGGACATATAAAAGATGATAAAATTGAAGGCGAATATGCTTACTATCTTGAACAGGCTATCCGCCTTGAGGGAATTATCAGAAATACTGGTATTCATGCCTCTGGTATTTTATTATCTGATGAACCAATTGAAAACGTTTGTCCATTAGCAATTGAAAATGATGAAAAGAGAGATAGAAAAGTATGCTCATTAGAAATGAAAGCTGCTGAATCTGTTGGTTTAGTAAAGTTGGATATTTTGGGGCTTAATTTGTTGGATAAGGCTATGGAAATCAGAAATCTATTATTAGGAATATCAAATGACCAGTAATCTAAAAGTATTAGAAACGGCATATTATTTAGCTGTTCAAGATGGAGCGACAGTTAGTAGAAATCGAGTCACTTTATGTGTTATTCATGGAATTAAAACTCGATATCAAGTTTATTCAGACAGAAGTGGTAAATATTATGATAAATTTTTTAGTGACCTTCAAGACGCTATTGATAAATTTATGGAGTTATCTAGGTGATTGAATTAGAAGTTCTAAAGGAAGATATAAAAAATTGTACTCGATGTAGTCTGTATAAAAATATGCCATTAGGTCCCATCTTAAGTGTTGGCAATAAATCTGACATGATGATAGTTGGGGAAGCTCCAGGAGAACGAGAGGGAGTTTTAGAAGAACCATTTGTTGGTTTGGCTGGAAAGACCTTAGATAAAATCCTGGAGAAGTGTGGTCTACAAAGAGATAATTTTTATATTTGTAATACTGTCAATTGCCGTCCAATGGATGGAAATAAAAATAGAAAGCCAACAAAGGAAGAGATAAAAACATGTTCTAGTTGGCTATATGAGCAGATTAAGTTAGTACAGCCGAAGTTAATTTTTACTCTCGGTATTACTCCTACTCAATTTTTATTAGAGAAAAAGGGAGTTCTTAAACTAGAAGATTACATTGGGCAAGTTCATACGGTTAATCAACTTAATATTATGCCCAACTATCATCCTTCCTATTTAATGCAACACGGTCGTAAGAAAACTGAACAAGCAGAAAATGTTTTTAAGAAAGGTGTCGAATGGCTAACAACCCAGCAGTCTTAGTTTTAAATGATGTATACAATCTTGGATTCGAAGATGGATATCATGGAGAAGATAATGGTCATATTTTATCCCTTATTGAACATCTATCTCATTTCGAACCCTTTCATAAGGATGGAGATTATGACTTAATGTTTGAATATCATGACGGGCTTAAAGAAGGAAAATATGCTCGAACACTAAATTTACTAGGACAAGATTAATAAGATTAGAACGGATAAAAACTTAGATATGTTTCCTAAATACAATCTCGGAAAAAATGGTGAACTTTATGTTGTAGAGATTTTTGATAAGTTGGGCTTTAAGGCTGAATTAAACAACGACTATGAAAAACGATACGATTATGATGTAACTGTAGATATTAATAACAAAAAATATACTATAGAAGTCAAGCATGACATTATGTCTATTAAGACTAAAAATATAGCTATTGAATATTGGAACTCAAAGAAAAATGCAGCTTCTGGTATTAATGCAACATTAGCTGATATTTGGGTGCAATTGTTACCTCAAAAAAGTTGTGAAATATATGTTTATGCTGTAAATGTTAATAAGCTAAAGAAATTTCTTGAGAACAATGAGCCATATAAACATATTATTGCAGGTGGAGATGATAATTCTAATATTTTTATCTATAAGATAGAGGAAATTATTCCAATTTTTACTCGTCTAGATAATATCACAAATCCTAGAGCTATGGAAATTACTTTGGAAACTATTTATGAGGATAATGAATGATTAATACTAAATTTTTATGCTATTATGGATTTGCTTTACATCAAGAAGAACCAATTGTTTATTACGATTATGAAACCGGCAGCCTAAATCCAAGTACAACTCAACCTCTTGAATTAGCCGCTGTTATGATTGACCCGCGTAAACTTGAAGTGATTAAGGGGTCTGAGTTTCATTCTTTTATTAGACCCTTTGAACCAGCAGAAGCGGCGAAGATGGGTTTGGCTCCAATTGAACAACAGGCATTGGCGAAGAACAATATTAAGTTAGATGATTTGATGGATTATCCAGATGAAAAGACTGTATGGCAAGACTTTGTAGATTATCAGTATCAGTATAATCCTAAAAAAGATACTTGGAATGCAGCTATCTCTGCTGGATTTAATATTGATAATTATGACAGATATATCGTAGATAGATTATGTGAAAGATATGGGCCTTGGGATAAGAAAAAAGGACAACAGAAAATTTTTAATCCCGTTCAATCTGTTGACCTCAAGAATATCACATGGCTATTTAATGAAAATAATCCTGCCGTAGAACGCAATAGCTTTGATAGTATTCGAGAATGGCTTGGCCTGTCTACCGATAACGCTCACCGGGCAATTATAGACGTTCGACAAGGTGCTGCTGTATTGTGTTCTTTTATGAAGATGATTCGATTCTGGGTAGGTAAGACTGATTTTAAGTCAAAATTTAAAGGGGTATGATGAAGAAGTTTCAATTTCCTTGCGGTTGTAGTTTTAATCAAATGTCCGATTCAATTAAGGATTATGATGGACTACCTCCACTTGATTTTGATTTTTATAATATCCCTCTAAATTGTACTGCAACCTTAGAATTAATTAGTAGTGGTCGTACTGTTGGTGTCTTTCAATTAGAAAATAATCTAGGACAGGCTTATTCAAAAAGATTACAACCAGAAAATATTGACCATATTGCAGCTTTAGGAGCGATTCTTAGACCTGGATGTTTACAATGTATGTCAGAAGATAAAAGTATGACTATGCATTATATAGATAGAAAGAATGGGATAGAGGATGTTAAATATATAAATGAAAGAGTAAAAAAATATCTTGAAGACACTTATGGAATTATGGTGTATCAAGAACAGATGATTGCTATCGCAAAAGAACTTGCTGGATATAACCCTAAGCAGGCTAACGCTTTAAGAAAAAATTGTGCAAAAAAGGATGTATCTGCATTATTTGCTATGGAGGATAGTTTTGTTGAAGGATGCGTTAAAAATGGACTTAGTGAAGAAGATGGAAGAAAGATTTTTAATGAAATTAAAGCGTCTGGCAGGTATTCCTTCAACCGCTCACATTCTTATGAATATGGTTATATGACGTATATTAGTGCATACCTAAAGACTCATTTTCCTATTCATTTTTATTGTGCTTACATGAAGAATGTAAAAAATACAGATGAATTAGTTGAATTAATGGCTGAGGCTTCATTATTTAATATTAAATTTATTGGCCCTTCTATCTCTAATCTTTATTCGAAGTTTAATATTCAGAATGGTTATATTCACTTTGGTTTATCTGAAGTTAAAGAGATTGGTCAGCCAGAGGCAGAAAAATTAATTCAAATTATAGAGGAAAAAGAAAAAGAACTAAACAAGGCGGCAATCGATTTTACTTGGTATGAGTTTTTGACAGAAGTAAGTCCGCATCTATCATCAACAACAATCAAAAATCTTATCTCTGTTGGGTTTTTAGATTCTACTGGTATTACGCGAACTAGACAGATTAAAGAATATAATGGTTTTTCAAGTTTAGATACGACTGTGGCTACGCGATTAATTCAAGAACATTATAAGAAATTTACTTCTCTTGAAGAATTATTGTCCTATTTATTAGAACTAAAGGAGGAAGTAATAGTCAAAAAGAATGTTGAACAACGACCTGTGCTTGGAAAGAGTTTTAATAAAGTTCAATCCCTTTACAAGAGTCTTGTCAATCCCAGCACATCCTTCGAAGACTCTACAAGATTTATTTGCGATACCGAAAAAACTTTACTGGGCCGCTCAGTATCTAAATGTAAAACAACAGAAAAAGAACGGTTCGGCAACCTAAAATGCCTTGACTTTTTGCGTGGTCGGGGTAATAATAATCTAGCAATCGTCGCAGAAGTCGTCAACATCAACGAACGTATTATTCAGAAAGGGCCAAATGCTGGTAAACTATTTGCAAACGTAAGATTTATGGATACATCTGGAGAAATCGAATGTCCTATTTTTAGTAAAGAATGGGCGGAATTCAAGTCATCTGTAGTTGTCGGCAATGTATTATTACTTAGAGGCCGACGTAATCAAGATAAAACATTTAAGTTAGAACAAGTAGAAATTTTATAAAGGATAAAAAATGAGTAATAGTTTTGTAATGACAGGTCGTCTAACTCGTGATGCTGAAGTGCGAGAAGTTGGTGATAAGTATGTAGTTCGCTTTTCTATTGTACATGATGTTTATGTAACAAAAGATAAGCCAAATGTACCGTTATTTGTGGATACGGAATGGTGGGTTAAGAACGCTGATATTGGTAATTCTCTCAAGAAGGGAATGCTGGTAACTGGTTATGGGCGATTGAAGCCAGAAGAATACGAGAAGGATGGAGAAACAATTCGTAAGATTAAGTTTGTTGTGCATGACTTAGATATTAGTTTTCCACCTAAAGAAGATGGAGCTAGCGAAAGTTCAAAAAAAAAGTCTAAGCAAGCAGAATCAGAAGAAGAAATGAACGAAGAAGAAGTTCCATTCTAAACAGAAGTAATACAAGGGGCTAGATTTTTCTAGCCCTAATTTTATTTAGCGAGGACATATGAATAAAATAAAAGTAATGGTAGTTAATGAGTGCTCGTTCTTAGCGAGCGGTTATGGAAGGTATGGACATAATCTTTTAACTCATCTACACAAAGACCCCCGCTTTGAGATGATTGAGATGGGCACTTTCTATACTCTTGGAGATGAAAGAGCAAATTCAATTCCTTGGAAGTTCTGCCCCAATTTTCCTTCCGTCTCGCTTAGTAAACAAGAGATTGAAGAATTTACGAAGAGTCAAGAATGTCAGATGGGCTATGCCTTATTTGACGCAATTGCTTTGCAGGAAAGACCACACGTTGTTTTGAATATAACTGATTATTGGAGCCAAAAATTCATTAACAATAGCCCATATCGTAAGTGTTTTTCTAGCCTTTGGTTAGCCCCGCATGATTCAATTCCACAAAATATTGAGTGGTTAGAAGATATGCAAAATCACGATGGAGTCCTTGGGTATACAGATTGGGCAATTAGCGAAATTAATAAGGCTGCCCCCAAAGTTAAAACATTTGGTTCTGTTCCAGGAGCAGCAGCCCCTGAATATACACCAATGAATAAGAATGACTTAAAGCGTTCTTTAGGAATTGGAACTGATAATCAAATTGTTGGGACTGTTATGCGTAATCAATTTCGCAAACTTTTTCCTAATCTTTTTGCCTCATTTAGAAAATTCTTAAATAAGACAGGAAAAAATAACGTCTATCTATACTGTCATACGACATATCCAGACGGTTCATTTAATATTCCAAATCTACTGCAAACACATAATATAGCACATAAAACACTCTTCACTTATTCTTGTAGAAAATGTAAATACGCTTTTCCTTCCTTTTATTGTGATATTGCAACATGTCCTCAATGTCATCATTTATCAGCAATGATGCCAACAACTCATCATGGAGTTGATGAAAAAACTCTTGCTAAAATTTATAATATTTTTGATTGTTATGTTCAGTATTCCAACTCAGGTGGACTGGAAATTTCTCAACTAGAAGCCGCTCAATGTGGCGTTCCAGTTATGTCTGTTGATTATTCCGCAATGTCTGATGTTGTTCGTAAAGTCAGCGGATATCCAATTAAAGTTCTTGGTTATAATACTGAAATGAGCACTGGATGTTTACGAGCATTGCCAGATGATAATCATTTAGTTGAACTTTTAATTAACTTCTTTAGAAAACCACAAGCTATAAGAAATATGGAAGGTAAAAAAACAGAAAATGCCTTACATCAAAATTATAGTTGGGAAAAAACAGCTAAAGTATGGGCAGATGCAATTGTTGCTGTAGCAAAAGGTGATAGATGGAATACACCTCCAAATTTACATGTAGCTGCTCCATATCAAGATTTAAATTGTTCTAATGTTGAATATGCAAATTGGTTAGTACGAGATGTATGGGGTCGTCCAGATAAGATTGGGTCGGTTATGCACTCAACCCTTATTCGTGATTTAAATTATGGAATGATGACTGGGGCTAATAATCCTAACACTTCGAATGAAGATTCTGTTCTCTTTAATAACAATAAATTAATGCATTTTGATAGAGAAATTGCTTATAAAGTGTTTAAACAACTAAGCGATGATAACTATCACAAAGAGCTTTTAAGGAAAGAAAAATTAGGTCTATGAGAGTATTATTTATTGGTCATTATCGAGAAGAATCTGGTTGGGGTCGTGCTGCAAGAGATTATATTAAATCATTGATTACAGTCGGCGTAGATGTTGTTTGTCGCCCCATCATCATTCGAAATGAAGCACAATTACCAGACTGGTTACTAGAGTGCGAAAATAAGCCGTCTGGTAAATGTGATTATTGTATTCAGCATCTCTTGCCCCACTATTTTTCTTATTCTTCCAACTTCAAAAAAACAGTTGGTATGTTCGCTACTGAAACAAGTAGTTTAGGTATATCTAATTGGGCAGAATATATTAATTTGATGGATGCTGGTATTGTATTCTGTACTGATAGTAGAAATGCTTGTATAGATAGTAATGTTAATATTCCATTACATGTTATTCCTCATGCAACAGATATAGAAAAATATAAAAAGGAAAGAGAAAAAATTATTCTCAGTCCTGGATTTAAATTTTATGGAATTGGAGAATGGCATAACAGAAAAAACTGGGGGGCGATTATTGGGGCTTTCCATAGAGAGTTTGACCCATCAGAACCAGTAGAATTAGTATTAAAAATTAATGCTGGCAAGAATGTCAATCCGCATGACTTAGCAAATGAAGTTATTAATTCAGCTAATAAGATTAAAACAGATATGAAGCTGTATAAATCAATTAATGACTACAAACCGGATATTGTTCTACCAGTATTTTTAGAGGAGGAAGAGATATATAGCCTTCATCAAACATGTGATTGTTATGTATCAGCCTCTTTTGGGGAAGCGGCAAACTTTGGATGTTTAGATGCGATTGGTTTTGGTAAGTTCCCAGTTTGCACCAATCAGGGCGGTCCTAAGGATATGATTACAAACTATTCTACAGGGCTTCTAGTTAATGCTTCGCAAAGCCCAGTTATTGGTATTCATAATACATTTGATACTTTATTTACTGGTCATGAAACTTGGAGTTCTATTGATGTAGTTGCTTTAGGTAATAGAATGAGACTTGCTTATAATCTTTTAAGCGGGTCTTATAAAGAAGAAATTCAAAGAGATTCTGAAAAAGCAATACAGGAATTTTCATATGAAAAGATTGGAGAAAGATTAGTAGATGTCCTTAAATACTAACACCCTTACTATCACGATAGGATTACCAAGAAGCGGAAAAAGTACGTGGACTCAAGAATGGGCCAAACATCCAAATAGAGTTGTTTTGCGATTTGATGATTTTCGTCATGTTATCACTGGACAACGTTTTTTTAGCGGAGCTGAAGACCATGTACGTTCGGCGGTATTTACTGCTGCAAAGGCTCTTTTAAAAGCCGGATATGATGTATTACTTGATGATACATTTACTAGCGAAGTAAATATTGAAAGAGCATGTTTTATTCACCCTTTTGTCTATGCTGTAGTTTTTACTACTCCTATTGAAGTGTGTAAAGAACGTGCTATCTCTACCAACCAATCGGATTTGATATTACCAATAGAGAGGATGAATAATAATCTGCAAAATACCCTTATCAAAATCAAGGAAGGGAAATTTAATTTTATAGATGTTTTTTATCAACCTTATCCTATTGGATATAAAAAAATAAAAGATTTAGAAGTAGGGGAAAAATTTCGTGGTTTAACTGGCGGTTTATATCAACAATACCCTCTTAATAATCACGTAAATATTTTTATGAAGGATAATCTATATATGGCCACTAACGCTGTATTTGTTTCTCCTCATGTCTGTGCTGGCGATACAATTCAATTAGATGAAGATGCATTAGTGGAGGTGTTAACATAATGGGGCCGGTAGAATCAATTTTAAGACATTCTTTGGGGGACGAGAGGGAAAAATTTAATATTCTTACCAGTTTTACTCATGAAAGTTGGGAAACAGGATTGTGTAAAACCGGACATAATTTTTACTCTTATTTTACAAAAGGCTTAAAACCTTGGAATGACTCAAGACCTCTTCCTAAGAACTATCGCCGACTTCCTTCTGACTTTGTGCCAGATATCCCCTTTGACATAATCTTTAGTCAGACTAAGTTTGGCCAATTTCAAGCATTAAAGCCTATTGCTGATAAACTTCATCTTCCGATTGTATGTATTGAACATACCGATGTTATGCCTTGGTGGACAGAAGACCAAGTTAAAGAGATGAAAAAAATGAAAGGCGTTATTAATGTCTTCATTACAGAATACTCTAGAGACAGATGGGGATGGGGAAAGGATGAAGCTGTAGTAGTTCGTCATGGGATTAACACTGAATTATTTAGCCCGGACGAAAAGGTAGAAAAAAAACAGCATATTCTTAGTGTAGTCAATGATTGGGAAAATCGAGATTATATTTGTGGCTTTTCTACATGGAAGAAAGTAACTCAGGGGCTTCCAGTACATCCTGTAGGGGATACAAAGGGCTTCTCACTCCCAAGCAAAAGCCCCGAAGAATTAGTTCAGTTCTATAGACAGTCCACAGTCTTTATTAATACTTCACTCCTTTCTCCTTTGCCAACTTCTTTGTTGGAGGCTATGTCCTGTGGACTACCAGTAGTTTCGACAAAAAATTGTGCAATTCCAGAAGTCGTTACACATGGATATAATGGATTTTTAAGTAATGACGAAAAAGAATTACGTAAGTATTGTGTGGAGTTATTAAATAATCCATCCTTAGCTAAAGAGATGGGAAATAATGCTCGTCAAACGATTTTACAAAACTTTCAAGAACAGCGATTTATAAAGGATTGGAAAAATATCTTTTATCAAGCCGCAAATACTGGATTTAAAGGGTAATGAACTTATATTTTATCAAGTCTGGAAATAAGTATTTAAGTAAAAAATCCAAAATTATACCAAATGACATGTTTGTTGATTTTACTTTTTATATGAATGAAGGTCGATACTGGGATAACTTAGGTAGCGTTAAAGGACAAATTACCAAATTACGTGAAGCTGGTTATCAAGTTTATATTGTACAATGTAATGTAGTTGAGGATAAATTACTATGAAATTAATTATTACAAATCAAATTCTTGATAAAGTTGAAGAGGATGAAGTTATTTTATCTCCTCTTACTGGACATAATATTTACGACATTTCAGAATATGCTGCTGATGGTGAATGTGATGAAATCCATGTTTATGTTATTGATTTTATCCAGTTTGCGAAACTAGGCCAAATGATATCTCACTACGCAAAGAAATTAAAAAGAGGTGGAGAAATCTACTTTTATGGAACCGACATTTATCTAGTAGCTAAGGCTATCGTAAATCGTCACTATACCATTGAACAAATTAATCAAATTCTATATGGTGGACCAAATGCACATGAGATGTATTCTTCCTGCGTTGGTATTAATGATATCATCAGCTATCTTGAAACTGTATGCGAACTAGAGATTACCAGTAAGTCCCTTAAAGATATTTCATATAAGATTGGAGCTAAACGTGTCGTTTAAAACGGAATGTAATGAATGTATTTTTAATACACAGGGGCAAAAGGTTAATTGTTTAGTTAATCGTTTTAATAAGTTTGAAAAAAAGGGAATGACAAAAGATGGCACAATTACTGGATTATGTAGTATGTGCCGCAATAAGGACTGGATGACCTATATTGACTCTCAACTATCTGAAACAGATTTATGGTATATGAACGATGTTTTAGATACAGCAGATGTTATTGCTTTCTATCAGAAAAAGGTAGAACACGAGCTTAAGAGCCATTATGCGTATCTTATTTACGATAATCAAAAAGATGGAAAAGTTTTAGAAAGGTTGAAAAATAGTTTGTCAGCTTTTCCATCTATTATCCCTTGTAAGTTTATATTGTCATTTGTGGGGACCGATGAGGAAACTGCACAAATTGCTGATTATTTTAGCAAATGCAAGGAATTTACAAATATCTCATATACGATTAAGTGTTTATATGAAGAAACTTATGAGAATGAAATTATTGACTATGGTATGGAAAAAACAAAAGGTATATATACTATAGTACAAAAAAATAATGGACATAACTATTTTATTGAAAACACTAATCTAATTTATAACTTTACTGAAAATGCATTAGAAAAATTTATTCTAGTGTCTGATTCTCGGGTTAACTTTGAGAATTTTGCAGTTTTGAATATTTTTTATCGTAGCGTTAAAGGCTTTGAAGATGCTGATATATTTGAAAAGCTTGATTTACTTTACCCTGACAAACCTTGGGCTGTCCGAACATGGAAAGAGTTAAAAGAAATTTATGAGAGTAACAGTATTAATAGCTAATTATAATTATGGAAAGTATCTAAAAAAGGCAGTTGATTCATGTCTATCACAAACAGTTAAACCTAATGCGATTTGTATTGTAGATGATGCGTCCACTGACAATTCATGGCAAGTTATTTCTGAATTATGCAATGTCAATTTAAGAGAAAATGTATCTGTCCCAACTCCAAAGGGAGATACAATTGTTAAGATTGGTCATATTGACGATGTTGACATTATTGGCATCAAATCACCCGGAAATTTTGGTCCAAGCACCGCCCGTAATTTAGGTATTCAGGTAACATTAGACGCAACAGATATCTATGCGATTTTAGACGCAGATGATGAAATGTTGCCCAATAAGATTGAAGAATGTTTAAAACCATTTGAAGATGATAAAGTTGGTGTTGTTTATGCTAACTACTATCATATTAATTCTCAAACTGGAGTTTCTATAAAAGAAATAAAAGAGCCTTATGATAGACTTAGATTATACGAAAGTTGTATTGTACATTCTGGTTCTCTAATCAGAGCAGAATATTTAAAGATGGTAAAAGAAAATGATGGATTTTATGACATCAAAATGCGAGTTTGTGAAGATTATGAATTATGGATTAGATTAGCAAAGGTTTGTACTTTTTATCATATTCCTCTCTTTTTAACTAATGTTTTAATTCATACGCAAAATAGTACATTTTCAGTTAATAAACAAATTTGGGAACAGAATTGGAATTATATTAATCAGAAGCACTTCAGTTCTTAATTAAGGAGCTATTATGTTTGTATATCGAAATATTGCACTTAAGTATGATGATTTTGGCGAAAATTCAAATAGACTACAACTTATCGAGGAAATGCCCGCAGATGAGTTTATGGTTCTGGATTTAATTCCAACTGGACTTTGGCTAACAGAGGATGAGGTAGTAAATAAATGTCACTCTTCCTCTTTTTTTAGTCGTATTTCAAAAGAACGAATTAATGTCCTTCTCGATATACTGTACAATTCAAATAAACTAGAAAGAGATATTGTAGAAACAGATGCTAATATTACAATTCAACAACCAGTTAGCAATGTTTTTACAACAGAACCAATGCCAAGGAGAGTAAATTAATTGAGTAAATATACTTTGCCGACAAGGCAGAATGTTCAGAATGAGAAATTGTATGTGTGTATTGTTGGAGGAGGTACTGGTCATAGAGAACAAGGAAAAGGCCCAAAAATCCTACGCTCTCATAATGGCGAATCCATCCTAGAACATCAAGTTAAAACGATTTTGGGGGCATTTCCAGAAGCTCACATTTCAGTAACTACAGGTTTTCAATCTGATAGGATTCTAAAAAATCGTCCACGGATTGGAGTTATTGAAAATCAACTATTTGAGGATACTGGCCCTTTAGAAGAAATGCGGTTATTTTTAAATACTGTTTTTCCTTCTCGTTTACTTATTATTGATGGTGCTATTTATTTTAACCATTTAGCCATCAAAATTACAGATTATAGTTCTGTATTAGAATATGACAATTCAGATGACAAGGATATAAGTATTCAATCAAGCGGTGATAACTTAGAATGGTTATGTTTTGGTCGTGATAAGAAATGGGCTGGTATTGCTTATTTAGATGGAATGGTATTAGAGTCATTTAAAAAGACAGTAAAAAGAGAGAATAATAAACTCTCAATTCATGAAGGTATTAATAAAGTTTTGGCGGATAATATTCCAATTAAAGTCGTTCGTAACGCACAAGCGGAGATTTATAAACTATGAGAATTGCAATTGCAGATGATAGTCGTGGTTCGAACGCTCACACATATATTCGTGCTGGTCTTGCTAAAGCATTTGCTGGAAGTGGTCATGATTGTGTAATTTGGGATATTTATGCTAAACCAGCATTAGACTTTTTTGAAGAATTTTCTCCTGATATTTTTATAGGTCAAACTTATAATCTTGAAAGAGGAATAATGAAAGCGTTGGTTAAATACCAGCCCAAAGTTATCCTTACTGGAGGAGATTGGTCTAAGTTTGCTGATGATATTGATATTGTTAAATTTCCTATTGTAAGAGCAAATGAAAGAGAAATAAAAAATGTTTCTTCTCTTATATCAGATATCAATATTGATGGTATTATTTGTCATTATCATAATAGTAAAATTGGTATTACTCATGAATACTGGAGGGAAAAGTTAGGAATTAACATTTATGGAGTCCCACCAGCGGCTGATATTGCGGATTACACAAATGGTAAAAAATACGACTTTCTTGAATCTGATGTGTGTCTGGTCGGAGGGAAATGGTCGTACAAGGGGCAAACAATTGATAGTTGGTTCTTACCATTATGCGGAAAAGACTCAAAATTAAACATCAAGATTTTTGGAAATAGAAGTTGGGGCATTCCTCAATATTGCGGCAATATTTCTAACGTTTGGGTTAGACACGCTTTCAAATCAGCTAAAGTTTGCCCAAACATTTCTGAGCCTCACGCCCAAGTCTATGGTATTGAACTCAACGAACGTTGCTTTAAACTTCTCTCTAATAAATGTCCATGCGTATCTGATTACACTGAAAGTTTGGCAACTGACGTATTCTTTAATGGCGAAATTGAGTTTGCCAAAACCCCCGCAGAGTACCGCCAAAAGATTGAAGCCGTTGTCAACGGCGACTTGATTATTGACGTGGAGCGTGGTTATAATACCGTGATGTCCAACCATACTTATTTTCATCGCGTGGCACAAATTTTTCAAATTCTGGGTTTGGAAAAAGAATCAAAAAATACCCTAGATATCTATCAACAAATACGAGAAGGAAACAACCTGTGAACATTTTAGTCACCGGCAGTTCTGGTTTTTTGGGTTCCAACATGGTCAAGCGACTTCAAGCTGGCAATGTTGGAACAATTTTTTGTAGCTCTCAAAGTTCTGGTATTAAAGCTAATCTTGCAGACCCTGTGGCTGTAAATAGGTTAGTTTCTTTATGTGAGCCAGATATTGTTTTCCACTTTGGTGGTTGTCCAACAGTTAAAATTAATGACAATTATCCTAATCAACTGATTGATGCTAATATTAGTGGAACTCATAATTTATTAAGAGCGATTGAAAGAGGAAGGAAAAAATGTAGTTTTATCTTCTCCTCTTCTGTTACTGTCTATGGAAAATCGTGTAAGTCACGCCCATTATCTAGTCGTATTGGTAAAAATCCAATCTCTCTTTATGGAATTACAAAACTGGCTTGCGAGAAATTAGTTTATAACTATCATACAGACAAGGTAATTGATGGAATTTCTGTAGAGTTGCCCGCATTAGCTGGTATTGGGAATACTCATGGATTGATTGCAGACTTGCTTAAAAAGATTTCTTCTGATGAAGACTCTATTGAGTTATTTGGGAAATGCCCCGGTTCTATTAAACCGTACTGTCATATAGAGGAAGTTTGTAAATTTTTATATGACCTGGTTTTTATTGGCACTTCTTGTCCTATTAATAAAGATAGAACTATTTTATATGGCAATAGAGATAGCATGACAGTAGAAGAAATTGCTCAAACTATGATGTCTATTTTAGGTGAGAAAAAAATTAGATGGAGCGGAAAAACTTGGAGGGGCGATAATAATCAAATTTGGTTAGACCCTGATATTTCTGGAGAATCATCATATAATAATATTAAGAAAATAGCGGAAGAATATAAGAATAGTGAATTATACTAGATATAAAAAAGGCAATGGCTGAACAATGGACAAAATAAATGGCTTACAATATCAGCCTATTTTTTTATCTCATATTGAACAAACTATTTTAGTAGAGGAAATTGATAAATTAAAATGGTCAAGTGAACTAAAAAGAAGAACACAGCAATATGGTTATAAATATGATTATACTAAAAAATCAATCAATGAAGAGATGAAAATTAATTCATTTCCTAATTGTGTCTCTTTTCTTAAAGATATATTTCCAGACTCTGACCAGCTTATTATTAATGAATACTTACCAGGACAAGGTTTTAACTGCTTATGAAAATCCAACAAAATCAAAAGAAATCGGTTAAAATCACTTGCTTTTTAACCCAAAATGTAGTATATTGGAGATATGAAAAATGAAAGTAATCAATGTAACGAAAGAGTATTTCGAGA